AGCGGCTGCTGCCCAAGTGGAGCGATCGGCTCGTGCTCGTGCATGACAACCCGCTGACGCGCGACTCGCAGACGATCATCAACGACCGGGAGAGTCGCCTTCGATCCGGCTGGACGATCAACGAGATTCGCATCGGCGAGGGCGTCGAGGCCATCGACGATCCAAACGCCGACGTGCCGCTTGTCACGTCCGGGCTGTCCACGCTCGACCGTGCGGTCAATCCGCCCGACCCGCTCGCTGGGTTCGGGTTCGGCGGCGATGCGAGCGAGGACGATGATGATGCCAAGACGCCCGTTGCGGAACCCGACAAGTCGCTCGGTCAAGTGGCGTCGAAGATGGCGACCACGATCGAACGTCTTGCCGAAGCGGTGGCGCGGCGAGGCGAGCCGCCGCACAGGCACCCCCGATCGGTGAAGCAATCGGAATCGCTCATCGCCAAGGCCGAACGTCCGCAGCGGCTATTGCCGGCCGCCGGCGCGTCGCTCGCGTTTATCGCGGAGATCGAGTCGATCCTTCACCGGCACATCCGCGCCGTCGCCGAGCGCATATCGGGCGGGACCGCGCTGCCGGAGGACGTGCTGACCGATCCGCGCTGGGAAGAGATGATCCGCGAGGCGTCTCGTCCGTTCGTCGAGCGCGCGGCGATCGCGGGCGGGAAGGACGCGCTGTCGCAACTGCCCGAACGGCGCATGCCGCTCTCCGCGCCTGCGGCGTCGGCCCAACTGCCGGGCAACGTCGTGTTCGACACGACGAACCCGCGTGTGCAGGCGTTCGTGGACGAGTATGTCGCCCGGTTCGCGCGCGACGTGGCGGGCAATACGCAGGTGTCGCTGCGGTCGATCATCCTCGACGGGCTGGAAAAGGGCGAGACGATCCCCGACCTTGCCGCTCGCGTGATGGAGTACGACGAGACGATCACGGGTCCGCGTGCGGAGATGATCGCGCGAACGGAGTCGGCGCGCGCGTACACGACGGGCCAGGAACGGGCGTGGCAGGACACCGGACTCGTCGAGGGCAAGCAGTGGCTGCTCGCGCCCGACGCTTGCGAGTTCTGCGAAGCGGCCGCGCAGCAGTTCGGGGAAGGGACCAAGACGCCGCTCGGTCAGCCGTTCCTTGCGAAGGGTTCGGTCTTGACGAGCCGCGAGGGCAACCAGATGGAGATCGACTACGCCGACGTGAATGGTCCGCCGCTCCACCCGTCGTGCCGCTGCGCCGTTTCGCCCGTGCTTGTGGATGTGGGAGGCGAATGACATGCTGAGCAAGTACGAGAACAAGGCGGGCGGTTCCCGGCCTCGCGGCCCGATGATCGCGCCGCACGGCCCGGATTGGTGCCACGTCTGCGGGAGTCGCGTCGCGTCGCTCGCCGATGTATTCTGGGCTGACAACGCGGAACACGACCCCACGTTCAACCGCCGCAACTACATCCGCGTGTGCGCCGCATGCGCCGGCAGGATTCACGCGGCGGCGACCATGAAGGAATCCAACCATGAAACTGAATAAGGCATTCGAGACGAAACTGACCGCAAAGGACGGCGAGCGTGCCGTTGTCGCGCGGATCACGACGGCGAACGTTGACCGCGAGGGCGACGTGGTGCTGCCATCCGGCGTCAACGCGCGCAACTTCCGCAAGAACCCCGTGGTCATGTTCGCGCATCGCGGCGACTCGCTGCCGGTCGGAACCGCCGAGGGGTTGGAGACATCCACCGACGCGATCACCGCGAAGGTGGTATTCGCGTCACGGCCAGCTGGACACCCCAAGGAGCAGGAATGGCCGCCCGACACGCTGCTTCACCTGTTCCAGGAAAAGGTGCTGCGCGGGTTCTCGATCGGGTTCCGTGTGCCTAAAGACGGGTGGCGGGACGCGACTGAGCGGGACCGCAAGAACTTCGGCGAGGATGCGCGGCGCGTGATTACCAAGTGGGAACTCGTCGAGTTCTCCGTCGCGCCGATCCCGATGAATCAGGACTCGCTGGCGATGGCCGTCTCGAAGTCGTGGTGTTCGTCGTCCGTCGCCGAATCGCTCGGCTGGAAGTGCAAGGGAACGATCGCGCGTCCGGTCCTGTCGTTTGACGTGCTTGAATGCGCGTGATAGTCTTTTACGGGCCGGGTGTTCCGGCTCGACAACCTGTGCGGTGATGCTCCCGGTGACGCACCGCCTCCGCGCTGGCCCTAGTCACAATACGGCTGAGGGCGGTGCAGAGGACGGGCGAGCCAGTGGTGGCCGCAAACTCGAAAGGGTTTGTGCCATGAACTGGCAACTGCTTCTCAAGAAACTCAAGGCGCACGGCTACAAGGGCGATGAAGGTTCGCTCGACGCCGTGAAGTCCTACATCGAGGACCACTTCGATGGCGCGGTCGTCAACGGCGAACCGATCGACGTTGCCGCGCTGCACGCAAAGGCGTTTCCGCCCAAGTCGCGTCTCGACCTGACCACGGACACGAAGGACGCGGAGATCGAATCGCTCCGCGCTCAACTCGCAACGAAGCGGGTCGAGGATGAGGTGCTGGGCAAGGGCCGGTCGGAAACGACTTCCACCAACAAGGCGATCGACATCAACGTCGGCAAGGACCGTCTCGCCGACGATCCGAAGGGCGGCTTCAAGTCCTTCGGCCACTTCCTTCAGGCGGTCATCACGACCGGCGGCGCGGGCGACCGGGCATTTTCACCCAAGTCCGGTTCGACGCTTGAACGCTGGCAGAAGGCGTTCAACGGCGCGACGCAGGAGACTCTGGACGCGCAGATCAAGGACGGCCTGATCCAGAAGGCCACGCTCTCGACGTACTCGAACGAGGGCACGGGCGCGGACGGCGGGTTCGCCGTGCCGCCCGACTTCATGGCCGGCATCCAGAAGCGCACAGACGCGGAGCCGACGCTGTATTCGATGTGTCAGCAGGCGACGCTGAGCGGCAACCAACTCACGGCGACGATCGACGACACGAACCCGTGGGATTCGTCCGGCGGCGTGCAGCCGTACTGGCTGGACGAGGCCGAGACGATCACGCAGTCGAAGGTCGCGCTCAAGCAGCGCAACTTCCGGCTCAAGAAGATCGGCGTGCTGGTTCCGATCACGGACGAGTTGTCGCAGGACGCTTCGTTCCTCGGTTCGTACATCGGCCGCCTCGCGGGCGAAAAGGTCGATTACGCGATCGACAACGCGATCCTCAACGGCAACGGCGTCACTCGTCCGACCGGCGTGGTCGGCCACAACGGCACCATCAGTGTGACGAAGGAGACGAACCAGACCGCCGCGACGATCAAGGCGAACAACGTGCAGAAGATGTGGATGCGCTGGCTGCCGCGCTCGCGGCGCACCGGCGTGTGGCTCATCAACGCCGACGCGCAGGTCCAGTTGCAGCGGATGTTCGTGCAGGGCACGAAGGACAGCAACACGGCGATCGCCGCCGGCTCGCTCGTCTACCTTCCGGCCAACGGGCTGGCGGGTCAGCCGAACGACACGCTGTTCGGTCGTCCGATCATCTACCACCAGGCGTGTCAGACGCTTGGCACGGTCGGCGACATCATCGGGTTCGATCCGCAGTCGTACATCGTCTGCAACAAGGGCACGGGTCTGGAGTACGCCACCTCGATGCACCTGTGGTTCGACCAGGCCGTCAACGCGCTGCGGTTCATCCGTCGCATTGAGGGCCAGCCGTGGTGGATGACTACCGTCTCGGCTGCGAACGGCTCGACCACCTACGCATCGTTCGTCACTCTCGCCACTCGCTCCTGATACGAAAGGACACTCATCATGATCGCCAATGCACTTGGCAGCGAGCGGATTCGCGTTCTCTTCGCGGGCGGCGGCGGGTCGAAGCAATCGACCACGGCGACGACCGCGATCAACTCGACCGCGTGGGTTGACATGCAGAACTTCGGGCGATGTCTCGCCATCGCGTTCCGCATCACCGGCACGGGCAACATCACGGCCAACACCGGCATCTACACCTCGACCGCCGCGACCGGCACCAGCCCCACGGCGGTGACGACGCTCGGCGCGACGGGCGCGATGACGGGCGTTATCACGGCGGCGCGCGGGACGATTCTCGCGCCCGGCGTGGGCCTCGCGGTGTTTGACTTCACGCAGGCCGACATGGCGGACGCTCTGGCGAACGCGCGGTACGTCTCTCTCCGGTACCGGAAGAAGACCCGCGCGAACCGCATCGGCTGCATCTACATCCTCATGGATGCCGCGATCGAGAAGTCGGGCAACACGCCGACCGGCATCAACAACAAGACCGTGACCATCACGGCTCCGTGATTCGCTCCCTCCCCTGCCGCGCTCGAAAGGGCGTGGTGGGGTTTGCATGGCCAAACCCGTTCTCATCGTCGGTCGCGGCCCGTCGTCCCGTACGTTCGACTGGTCGTCCGTCGATTGCCACATTCTCGCGGTGTCGTCCGGCATCTTCGCCGTGCCGCGCGCGGTGAAGGTCGATCACTTCGTCACGCTCGACGAACCGAAGTGCTTCATGGCGCAACTGATGAACCACTGCCCGAACGCATGGGGCAACGATCCGAGCGTGTCGGCGTGGCCGTTCTGGAATGACGACTCGATCGTGAAGCACATCGTCGAGGGTCGGAAGCGAACCGTGACGTTCGTTCCGATCCCATTCCGCGAGATCATCGCGGCGATCAGTCAATGGTGCGACCTGTTCCCCGACAAGTTGAAGCAGGCGGACGGATCGTCGCTGAGCGAAAGCGACATCAAGGACGCCTTCTACACGGCGTTCGGCGAGTCGGGCATCGGGCAGTTCGGCTTCCAGCCCGGCTGGGGCGACTATCGCAACGTGCGCGGCTGGCAGGTCAAGCCATACGTGCATCCGCGCTGGACTGGCGACGGCCCGCTGTCGTCGTTCAAGTGCGGGTCCGGCAAGTCGTTTCTCTTCAACTCGCTCCTCGCGGCTGTGCAGGTCGCGCACCGGCTCGGATTCGACACGCTCAAGTTCATCGGCGTGGACTTGCTCGCCGACGCCGGGTACGGCGATTCGCTCGTTGTAGCGATGCGACGCTGGCACGCGCACGCCGAGCGGCGCGGGTATCGCTGGCTCAACCTATCGCCAGTCTCACGGCTGCGCGAGTTCATGGAGACACCGATGGCGGACAAGCACGATGTGACGGTTGATTCGCAGGTCGATCAGGCGGCGTTCCTCGACGGGCTGGTGAAGCAGCGGTTCGGCGCGCGGCGCGTCAAGGTCGTCCCGATCATGCAGGACGGGATGATGGGCGTTGACATCATGCCGGCCGACGAGCCGGAACACGCGGAGGCGGTCGCTTGACCCGTTCGATCATCATCGCGGGCGCGGGCCCATCGGCCGTCCAGCACTGTTGGCCGATGGGTACTCCCGTCATGGCGGTGAGCAGCGGGTGCCTGACGGCCCCGGACATGGCGCACTTCGCCACGCTCGATCGGACCGTGTGCTTCCCGCAATGGGTGTCGCGCGGTGATGCGTTCGTCAAGCATGTACCCGACTGGTCCTGCGCCGCATACTGGACGCAGTACCCCAACGTGCGGGTATGGCCGTACGAGGATCGCGTCGATCCGTGCTTTGACGAGTCGCGGCCCATCGCGTCCGGCGGACTGCGCAAGAGCAACGTCGATGACGTATGGCACAACTCGCTCCTGTTCGCGCTGCAACTCGCGCCTCGGCTGGGGTTCAGCAGGATCGAGTTCGTCGGCGTTGACCTGCTCGGCGGCCTGGCCGTGGTGTCCGACTACCTGCGGACGTGGCATCCACTGGCGCGTGCGGCCGGTATCGAGTGGGTCAACCTCTCGCCAATCTCGACGTTGTGCGAATGGATGCCGTCCCTCGAAGGGAGTGCCGTCTAATGGCAGTCGCCGCGAATGCACTCTGCACGCTCGCCAACGCGCTGACGTACATGGGCATGAGCAGCGGGTCGGACGACGCGCTGATCGAGTCGCTGATAGACGCCGCGAGCGATCAGGTCGAAGCGTATCTCGGATACGGGATCGTCTCGGCGTCGTACTCGCGCATCCTCCCGGTGCGCGACCGTACGATCGTACTGCCCGACCCCGACGTGACGGCGATTTCGTTCCTCGGATTGGACACGAGCGCGGCGATGCGGGTTCGGTATTCCGGCTCTGACACGAACGCGCGGGTCGCGGTGCGGGACGCGGACGTGCAGACGATCAGTCGCGTCGGCGCGACTTCGACGACGACGACCT